TGGATCTGATACTATAATAGTATGATTATTAAGAAAAAGGGCAATAAGAACCTTGGGCTTTCTAGAAATGTTTTGGTTCTTCCTAATATTAATAGTCACGCCGGCAAACAGAAAGGAACGAAAGCCCTTGATTTTTCTAGTTGCCAAATGCGAATTAGTATGATAGGATATACGTATAATTAACAATGAAAGGATACACTACAATGTCAAAAGTTAAAAACTACTACATGGACGAAGCAGAAAAAACTGTTGATAAAATACTTGCTAAATGTAAAGCTGGTATTTACAATACTACAGTTGCTAAAAATACAATAATCATGGTTGATAACATTAATTTACTAGGTATTGACGAATACAATATTGACGAAGTAATTGATGATTTTATGAACGATGACAAAATCAAAGTATCAATAGACGCAATGACTAAAAATGTTGTTGCAGATTACACAGCTAAAGGCGGAAAGGTTATTAATTACTAATGGATGAATTTGTAAAAACAGACTCTAAAATATTTGTTGAAGGGAAACCTTTATCAGATTACGTTAATGGTGAAACTTTTAACGTTTGTTATTTAAGAGAATATATGGATCCCGAACATGAGGGAGATTTCTTTTATGCATATGAAACGGTATATAGAAATGTACCTAATAAATTTAAGAAATATTTTACAGATAAAACAAAATTAAAGATTGTAAAATTTTTAGATTGGAATTATAAAGAAACTGCTACTAACTTTGCTAAAACAACAAGAGTTGAATTAATTAGTCAAAGAAAGTATTACCAAACTTACGAAGATGTATTTGGTGATGTTGCAGATGGTGACAAAAAAATGTTTAACGATTATGGTCAAGCGTATGCGAGACAATCATTAAGAAAGGATTTTAATCCTGAATTAACTAAAAGTAAGATACACAATACAAAGTATGCTTTCAGAAAGGTAAACTAATATGGCAATGAAATACAACGAAGATTTGATTTGTGATGAAATAAAAGATTATATTAAATCAACATACGGACAACACTACAGTACAACCGAAGACGGTTTCCAGGTACAAGATATGTTGAGACAATTAGGAATTGACAAAGATTTTTGCCAAGCAAATGCCATTAAGTATCTTTGCAGATATGGTAAAAAAGACGGTAAAAACAGAAAAGATTTATTGAAGGCTATTCATTATATAGTTTTATTGATGAGTAGTGAAGATAAAGGTACAATAACTATAGACGAAAATTACAAAGGAGGATAATTATGGCTGAAGTACAAACAGATGTTTTCTTTTTCAAAGATGATGTGGGTAAAAACCTATACAGAAAGAAAACTTATTATACACTTGTTGTAGAACAAGATGTATTAGCAAAAGATAAAGACGAGGCTGATACGAAGTTTACAGACTTCGGAGGTCTTAAACATAGTGCTGTAAATAAAGAAATTACAGACGCTAACGATGGTGTTGAAACATATATGGTTGACGCTAACTATACTGATTCAGATACAACAAAGTTTATTGGTAAAGTTAAATACGATACTGATAGTTATAATCAAACTTTGGACGAAGCAGTTGAAAACGCAGATATCCATATTGATACGTGGGCTGATGAAGATGAGCCACACCAATTAACTAAAATCAAATTAGTTGATGAAAAAGCAGAGTCAGATGTAGACGTTGCTTTAAATCTAGAGGCAGAAAGTCAAAGAGGTAAATAATGAGTGTAGACGTATTAGGATATAGCTCACACGATTGGAGGAAACATACCGATAGTGCTGTTGTGGTAGACGATAAGGTTGAACACAAGGCATTAAAAGTAAATGACTCTAGAGTTATTTTTATACACCCTAAAACATTGAAAGAGGAAAGTGTAGATGTTTCTAGGTTGATAAGAGTATTTGTAAACAATATAGAATCACATAAAAGGAGTGTAAAGTAATGTCATTAAAACATGATTTAGATAGACCACTTGAAGACTTAAAAGAGATAAAAAAGTCTTTGCCTGAAAATGTAATCTTTAAACCTACAGTTGAATTGATAGATAAGAAGATTAGAGAGTACGAAACGGACATTGAGGCAGTGGAAGAATATTTGAGAAGTGAAGACTCAAAGAAATATGGATTACCAATGGGAACAGTGAATTTCAATGGTGAGTAAGTGTATCAAAACAGTATGGAATGTCAATCCTGGCGTGTCCAGGAGTGTTCCAGGTACAGAAAATCAAGTAAATACAACGATTTCCCTATGGTTGCCATTTATATTGATTTGTGGTAGTATTATTAACTTAACGGAAGGAAACTATGTCATTTAGATACGATAAAGAAAATTTGTACAAAGAATTTGATGTTGCGAAGCAAAAAGATATCAAATTGTCAAAGAAGACAGATTTAGAAGATAAAGAAAACGACTATTATACAAACAGAATAAAATTTTGTGTTGACCACAAAGAGTTGAAGATATCAAATCCATCTTACTATGAGAATGTTGATATTAATTTTGCAGCTCTAGAAAACACATATAGAACTACAAATCCTAGAGATACATTTTATCAGATAGGTTTTGGTATGACTTATGCAGAAAAGAAAGCTAAAGAAAGAATGGAACATGAAGCGAAAGACCTTGGCGAAAAAGAATAGTTGGTCAAAATTTAGAGAAGCTTTATTAGGTTTTAAATTACCTGATTATACTCTAGATATTCATGGTCTAAAAAGAGATTCTATACCTACAAGTGATAGAATACCTGGTGCGTGTACTAAACGTAGTTTACCGAAAGTACAGCTACCCGAAGGCAAGACAATCGGAATTGCCTACAATAAGGGTAATTACCAAGTAGTTGATAAATCCGATTTTAAATCTATGGGAAGGAAAACATGAGAACGTTGATGATGATTACTATTGTTGCATTGATGACAGCGACAATGGCTAAAAGTGATGAGAAGACAATTACACCAAAAGAGTTTGGTAATGCAATTGCTGAAACTCCTGCTAAATTGGTAAATTTTATTAGTGGTGAAGTTGAGAAAACAAAAGAGTACCAGAAAAAGTCTTGGGCTGAAATGAAAACAAAATGGCCTTGGACTATGTTCAATAAGAAAAAAGACTAATGAGAACTATACTAATTATTGTACTAGGAATATTACTTACAAACTGTGCCTCTAACAGATCGCAAGTAGGCGCAGTTTTAGGTTCAACAACCACCACTGGTGCGTGTGTAGAAATGGGAGTTAATGACCCATATGCTATCGCTGGTTGTGCCGTTGTTGGTGCGTTTGCTGGTGCAGAAATTATGTATAATAGTGATTACGATGTACACAATGCTGTATTCGTAGATCATTTAAACACAAGTCCAAATGGAGCTTCTTATACCAATTGGTACAATCAAGAGACAGGTAACTCTGGTATAATTAAGATTACAAAGTCGTATCTAGTTGAAGATATTAAGTGTAAAGATTATGACGCTACAGTGGACATAACAAATAGATGGCCGTTGATAGGTGTTGGAGGTGTCAATAGAAATACAATCTTTGGTACTGCTTGTCAAATGCCTGATGGAAGGTGGATAGAGAAACCATGATACATAAAGTAAGTGAATTATGCAATAAGATTGATGGTATTAAAAAAGTATCAGATAGATTAAGAGATATGAAATACAATCAACCAAAGTCACAGGTGAGAGACGCCGAAGTGGATAACTTGGTAGCAGATATACAATCACAATGTAGACTTGTTGCAAATGATAAGGGAGTTTATAATGGCTAATCACGTTGTAGAAAACCTTAATAAAAGAAAAAAAGAAATAGAGGAAGAATTAGACCTAACGCCTAATAAACCGTTAGAAGATGAACTCTACGAAATAAAAGATACATTAAAAAAGTTAGGAGCAAATGACGAAACAAATAGACTTAATAGCTAAATTAGTTATAATTGGAATGTTATTTTGGTTAACAATGTCAGTGAATAAACTTAATGAGAAAGTATTTCCTGATCCAAATATAATGATACCATTAATGAAGAAATTATAATATGAAAAAGAAAAGAAATAAATTAGAGAGAAAGCTTGACGAATACAACCATACAATGGAATTGGTAAGAACCATTGTTCCGTTTGTTGTGTTAGTTTTACAAGTTATTATCTTGGTAAAAATTATATGACATATAAAGAGTGGTTATCAATATCAATAACGGCATTGGCCATATTACTACTTACCAATATGGGTAGAGGTTTTGCCGATACACCTGGATTAACAGATGACCTATCAGGCAATACTGTACCAGTTGTAAAAGTCTCAACAGTATCTAGTACAGTTGATAAAACAATTGAGGTACTAGAGAAGATTGAAAGAGTTGAGAAAGAAAAAGGAAAAGTTTATTACGATAAGATCACGACCATTGAACCAAAAAATGCCGCTGATCAATATTGTTATGTCAAGATTACTATCAAGCAAGTAGGTGATAATATCTACAAAGAGGAAACCCTTGAATGTGCTGATGGTAGGAAGAAAGTAGACGGTCCTAGTTATTGGGAGTTGTTTGCTCAATTTTACTATAGAGATATTAGTACTCCAGAGTACTGTAGAAAATATAGTAGAAAAAACCACGTTTTTAAGTCGTTCGGAAAGACGTGTTTAAACAAGAACGGTGAATGGAAGGTAAAATAATGATAAAAAACATAATCATAGTTGCCTTATTATTTGTTATAATTACTGGTGTTTCTGCTGGTGAGTTTTTAGACCATGTTCAAATGGGACTTGACAAATTATCAGAAATGGTATATTCTATCAAAAGTGAGGTAAATAATATATGATGAAAACAATAACTAAACTCGTAGGAGTTGTAGCGTTAGGTCTATTAGTATCTAATTGTTCAGCTACCTATCAGATGAAATCAGAGAAAGGTAAAGTATTAAATCAAGTACCAAAATGGTACATGGCTGACTTCTCTGAAAGTAAAGCGTGTGATACACCTGTCTTTGGTAAAGATAAAGACAAGATGTGTATCTTTGGTGTAGGTACAGCAGTATCGCCAGACTTGAATCTTGCAATTGAAAAAGGCATGATGATAGCAAAGGCGGAGTTGGCCGACATTATTAAAGGTGAAATGAATAAGTCTAGCAAACAATTCATCACTGAACTTGGTAAAACTCATAACAAAACAACAGTATCAGAGGTTGAGTCTACAATTGTAAACTTAATTAAAGATACACCTGTTAGAGGTTATGAAATCTTTGCTAAAGATGTCACGATCACAAAACAAGGATATTACAGAGCTTGGATTGGTTTAAGATTACCAATGGGCGAATACAATAAAATGTATAACTTCACAATTGAGGAAGCTGTAGATTCTTATAACGTTAAGAAAAAAGCTGATATTGCTTATGATAACTTAATGAAAGAAAATAACAATGCAGATAACAATTTATAGTAAAAAAAATTGTGTGTATTGTGATAAGGCAAAGGCCTTGATAAAAGGCCTTGGTCTGAAATACGAAGAAAAGAAAATGGAATCTTTTCCGTCAGTTGAAGCTATGTTAAAAGACATTGGTAAGAAAGTAATGTCAATGCCACAAGTTAAGATTGACGATAAACTAGTCGGTGGTTATAATCAATTAATAGAGCATTTTGTTGAAGAAGGAAAAGTAAACTTCAAAGGCGAAATATTGAAGTGATAACATGGATAAAGATGGTGAAAATAAGAACGGTAAGATTATACAATTTCCTACAAATAAAATTGTTAGAGTTAATACAACACCGTTAACCGAACATCAAAAAGTACAAAACAGACTCAATGAACAAATAAAGAAAGTACAAACTAAACAATACATTGAACACCAAGTTGATGATATTGTAATGAATTTAATAAACAGTTTCCTAGACATGGCAATCAAAACAGATAAGATAACATTTACAAAAGACCTAGCCATGGTAGTGGACGCAATGAGAGGATTGATTTACAGAGACTTTGGTATGAGACATACGTCACATAGTCTAATTGATAAGATAGTTGATGTTAAGACAATGAAAAATGGTCATAGGTCGGCTGTCATAGATTACGGCAGAGTAGTTGAGAAAACAAAAACTACAAAACCATTTAATAAAGAATTAAAAACTGAACTTGATGACTTGTCAAAGGGTTCAGGAATGTTTGAGCCAGATGATGACTTGGACAAATAACAGAATTACTACGGTAATCGCCTTCACAGGTTGTAAAATAGTTAATAATAATAAAGGAGACTTAAACTATGTTTAAATCTATAAGAAGAGCGTTTGGTCCAGGTAGACCAGCGTTATCAAAAACTCAAAAGGTATTAAATCTTTTGAACAAAGGTGAATCCGTTTCTTGGAAAGTTTTAAGAAATGTATATGACCTTAAATCGCCTAGAGCGATGGTTGATAAATTAAGATCGCAAGGTAATATGATCTATATCAACAAAACAAATAAAGGTACTTCATACAGAGTAGGTACACCAACTAAAGCTATCATAGCTGCTGGTATACAGAAATTATATGGAACACCTTTTGCATATAAAAACTAATAATTAGTTTTGGTGGTGGCGAGCAATCGCCACTACTACTAAATAACGGAGATTTATGGCCAGCAAAGCACAATTAAAAAATCAGATTAAGACATTAGAAGATACTACTAAATGGTTTAGGAAACAAATTGAACCATCTGATTGTGGTTGGATGTACACAACCATTGATGGTATCAAGTACAGAATAAAAGTATTAAAGAGAAGATTAAGAGCAAAAGAAAAAGGTAAATTAATTAAAGAAAAACATTGGAGTGATTATCTATGAGACCTAGCAAAGAATTTAAATTAATAATAAGACGTATGTTTCTTGGAGTAGTTGCAGTTGGTGGATTTATAGCTGTACTTGCAGTAGCATTAAACTATTTTCAAGGTACATTGTGATTTTAGTAGATTTAAACCAAGTATTAATTTCAAACTTGATGGTGCAGACCAGAAATAAGGCTGACGTTAAGCCTAATTTGGATATGGTACGTCAAATGGTATTGAATAGTTTACGAGGTTTTAATCTAAAATTTAAAGACGAGTATGGTGACATGGTACTATGCTCAGACGCCGCTGACCCTTGGCGTAGAGAGATATTTCCACATTATAAACACGGTAGACGTAAAGGTAGAGTTGATTCAGATACCGATTGGGATAATATCTTTGATATCATGGCTACCATTAAGAAAGAATTAGTTGATAACTTTCCTTATAAAGTTATGCATGTAGATAATGCCGAGGCAGATGATATAATCGCAACACTAATTAAGAAACAAGAGGATATGATCTATCTTATCATATCTGGTGACAAGGACTTTATACAATTACACCATTATGGTAATGTTTACCAGTTTAGTCCTATTTTAAAAGGTTTCATTGGCGAACAGGATGACCCTATTGCCTTTCTACACGAACAAATTATAAAAGGTGACCGATCAGATGGTGTACCAAATGTGTTGAGTAAAGATGATATATTTTTAGAAAAAGGTGTAAGACAAAGACCTATTAACAAGAAAAGAATGGCTGAATTTGGTAATATTGAAACCAATATGACAATAGACGCCGATATTAAGAAGAACTATTTACGGAATAAGAAGTTAATAGACCTGGCAGAGATACCAGAACACATAGAAAACCGAATTATAAATAGTTTTACGAATTATAAAGTAAAAGACAGGTCGCTCCTGTTACCTTACTTTATGAAAAATAAGATGAAGACATTGATTGAACAAGTTAATGACTTTTAACATATATATGGAGAAATAAATTATGGCTGAACAACCAAAAATGAATCCAGCAATGATGTCAGCGTCAAGAACTATGGGCTCTACGGAACCTACAGTACACGAAATCTTTACACTGATAAACAATGCTAAGATTAAATCTGAAAAGATTTCAATCCTTAAAAAACATGATACTCAAGCAATGAGACAGTTGATTAAGGCAGGCTTTGATCCTAAAATAGAGTTTGATTTACCAGAAGGAACACCACCTTTTATACGTAATGAAGCTCCAGCAGGAACAGAGCATACAAGTCTTTTTTATGCAAGTAAAAAACTATGGCGTTTTGTAAAAGGCGGTGATACGACTATTAACAGGCTCGCAAAAGAGAAAATGTTTTTAGGTCTATTAGAATCTTTACACGAAAAGGACGCAGATGTTCTTATTGGTATAAAAGACAAAAAATTAAACAACATGTATAAAGGATTAACGGCCAGTGTAGCTAAAGAAGCTTTTAACTGGAACGATGATTTTATGCAACAGACAAATAAGTCGATTCTTAAAGAATTATTGTCTTAAAACCTCACATTTTTAAGGGTGCGACAGACCGTACCCTTAAAAAACCCTTATAAATCAACACTTTTATATTTATTTTTCGCTTGACTTTAATACACGAATGGTATATCCTAAATATATTAAAGAGAAGAAAGGTATATATTATGAAAAAGTTGATAGTAATTTTAACTGTATTATGGTTAGGCTTAAGTGCTTTTGCCAATTCAGTTAAAGCAGACGATTATAATACGGCAGTTATAGGCCATGTTATATCAGAGACGATAAAGAATAGTGACATTGACCATAAGTCTATTATGGAAGGAGAACTTTCAAGACTTGGACACCTTTATGCTTTGGAAGTGTTATCTGTATTAGAAAAACATTTACCATATGTTCTTGATTCTATTATGACAGAATTAAGATTAGAGGCCGACCTTAAATATAAATGTGAACTATTAAAAGACACTAAAGCAGTTGATAAAGATTGTATATAATGATAAACTTAAACATAGGAGAAACTAGAGTTGTTAAAGACATCAAAAAAATATACAAGAACCAAGAAGTTATTAAAGGCTGATCTTACTAAAAAATCATCACGTTGGAAATATAAAACTAGATATATTGATATAAAGAAATATTTTGCTATGATAAATGAACTAGTATTTGATAACAAGTTGTCACCATTTAATAAAGTTTATCTTAAACAGATGAAAAATGGTACAATGGGTCAGGTCATAACTTACGATTGGGAAAGACGTGGAACTAGAGAGTATGAATTACACATGCTACCGTTTTACGAAGACAAACAAGAATTTGCTAACACGTTAGCACATGAAATGGTACATCTATATCAGATGGCCAACCAAGGCGATACTGGTAACCATAACGCCTTATTTTATAGTTACCGAACAAAATTAAATAGAATAGGATTGGATTTATAATGAGTCAAACAATGAGACGAAAAGTGAAAGAACTTGACCCTTACCTTAAAGGCAGAATAGGTGAGGCGTTGATACAATTACAAGAACTACATAAGCCATCAAACTTACCAGGAACATCAAGAGTATATTACACTGGTAATTGGGCAAAAGACGTTTACGATAATTATACAGATAAACAAGCGGCTACTATATTTGCAAAAGTGGCCAAAATGAAAGAAGGCCTATCTCTACATCAAGTTAAATTACCGTCATTTAAAGACGAAGAAGGAAAAGAGTGGAGTGGTTATGATTACGTTGCGAGGAAATTATGACAAAAATAAAAACTATAATCCGAACTATTATGTTCATGGTTGTGATAATATTCTGTATTGGAACAGTACATTATTATAAAATGGAGGCACAGGCTAAAGTGCCTACG